AGGTTTACCAGATACTATAGCCATTTTTGCAAATTCTGCTGTTGATTTAGCAGAAAGACCCATTAAATGTTGTAATTTAGTTGCTTCTGTTACTACTTCTGGAAATGTTGTAGCTAATGTTGTTGATGCAGTTCCAAATTCTTTATTAAGAGTCATAAAGGTTTCTGTTACTCTTTTAGAATTGACAGCCATATTACCACTAGCAGCTGCTATCTCAGTCATTTCACCTCTTAAACTTGCTGCTTGGGTGTATGATAGACCCATTTGTTTTTGGAACTTATTAATTTGGTCTGAATAGTCTAATGCTATCTTTATATAAGTTAAAGGGTCATTAAGATTTTTCATTAATGATTTACCTACTTCATTTGATATAATAGATAATCCTTTTAATTTATCACCAAAACCACCTGTTAGTTTTCCTTCATCTTGGAGAACTTTTAGTCGTTTTTTACTATTTTCTAATATTTCATCTGTATTTCCTAAGGCTCCCCCAAATAGTTTATTTATAACTTTTAGAGTACCCCCAGATAAACCCATAGCATTATTAATTTCTTTAAGCTTTCTCTCTTCTTCTTCTAATGACCCTAACATTTCTTCAGTTAATTTTAGGTTTTTCTGGCCTATCATAAACTGTTTTTCTTCAGTACTGAAGTTTTTCATCCTAGTAACTAAACCTTTTTGGTGGTTAGAAATTTGTTTTTCTAATACTCCTTTTCGTTTTTCATCAATTGCTAAGCCTTTAGCATCTTGGGCTACGATTTGTGCTAATTCTTTTTTCTGGTTTTGAATACCTTTTTCGATATTCATAGCCAATTTCATTCGTTGATGTTCTTCTTTAGTAAACTGTTGAGATAAATTATTTTGTATCTTTTGTTGGGCCGCTTTTGAAGCTTCAAATTTATTAATTTCTTTACTTAAGTCTTTTTGACTTAAATATTCACTTTGTAATTTTTTAGCAGATTGTACTAATTGATTAGAAATTTTTACTTGTTCCTTATCAATTGTAGTTTTTTGATTAAGTTGACTAACTTGAAATTTAAGTTGATCATTTAAGTCTACTGCCCTATCAAAATATTGTTGTTGAGCTTTTAATGAAGCTTTATCAGGACCATAAGCTTTTTTACTTTCTTCCTGATTTTGTTTATCTATATTTTCGTTTTTATCTTCTGCCATGGTAGGAGTTATTCACGTATAAATATGAAAAAAATAAAGACATCAGTGATGCCTTTATTTAAAAGTTATATGTTGAAGAAGGTGAAATATTTGGGCCGTGAATTTGTTTATCATCTCCCATTTCTTCATTTCCTTGAGCTTTTCTTACTTCTTCATTTTGTTTTTCAAGAAAACTATTTATTTTTTGTATATGGAATCTTCTCATCCATATGGGCATATTATAAACCTCAGAGTGTACGAAGCCGCCGTTACCGTGGTACACTAGATCATGGATCTGTTGGAATATAATACTTCTATAATTCGACGTCAGGCCAAAAAAAGTTAACACCGATGGGCAAAGAAACATCTTCTATTACTTCTCCATCATTAAGGGTTAAATCTACATTTAGGTCTACATCAGGAGATACGTGATTTATATATTTTCTTAGTTCTCTTGCATCTCTTGCTAATAATGTATTATCTACAAATTCTCTGATTGTTTTCTTTTCATAATCACCCTCAACAGATAAAATAGTATGTTTTAAACGAGTTGTGTTTTCTGGATTACTATTTTTATTAATTTTTTTAAGACCTTTTAATTCACTTTGAATTTTAGTATCATCTGCTTGGGTTAAAAGTTTAAACGTAATTGATTTCTTAGAAAAGGGTAATTGAAAATCAAATTCGTTTTTGCCTTCTTTTATTAGACTTTCATCAATTAATTTATCTTCTAATTCACTAAGATCAACACTTGCTTCTTTTTCATTATATTTAAAATCATAATCTTTACCATATCCTAAAATACGAGCAGCAATAAGAATAGCATTTTTATCTCCGGTAAGTAAATCATTATAATCGAAGTCAGTAACAATAAGAGACTGTAGTAATTTATCTATTACTGTTCCTTTTTGGATATAATTTTGGTTTGTTAAGATGTCCTCTTCTTTTGCAGTCATGTATTTAATTTCGATAACTCCTTTAGAAAGTGGTGATTCTTTTGGGTATAATAAACCCTTTGATGGTAATGTAACTTCCTCTGTAGGGAAATTGTTTTTTGTTTGTTCCATAACGTTATTTATTTATTAAAACTAGTTCGGATATACATATATGTAGAAAAAAAGAAAGCGCCAGATTAGGCGCTTTTTTTTATATATAAATTAAAATTCTATTAGTAATTTAAGATGGCGTAATCCATTCTAATAGTAAGATTAATATTCATTGGTGTGTCTGAAGTCCAATCAGCATCTCCAAAGTTAGCTTGTTTACAATAAGCTCCTTTTAAAATCCATTCTTCAACTACATCACCTACAGGACCTAAAGCATTAAATCTAATGTCTTTTTTATAGAAATCAGAATAACCATCTCTACCTGTAACCGACTCATGTGACAAACGAACCCACTCCATTACTGCTTGAGCGCCTGATGGTGTTACTGGATCATAAAGATCACAAGTAATGTCTTGCCAATCAGCTTTACCTTTTAATTTTCTTTTCACGTTAATGTGATCAAGAGTTACGTCTCCAAATTGAATATTTGGTCTACCTACTTTCTTAACTAAGAATGCTGGAATTCCATCGATGTACATTATAAACCTGTTTTGTAATTTAGGTTCAAATGCTGTGAACATCATTTCGTTTGTGTCTAATATTGCCATCTTTTTATATTGTTTTTATTATTCAGTTATAAATATAATGCTTTTTAATTTTTTTAGTAGCTTCCACCACCTCCTCCACCACCACCATCAAATGTAGCTCCTGTTGGAAGGATGTTGAAATCTAAAATTATAAATTCAGCTGTTTTTGTTGGTTGTAAGTAAATAGCTCCTACTAATTGGTTTCTATCAACTACATCTGGTGTGTTATTGCTTTCATCCATTTGAACTCTAAATGCATACAATCCTTGTCTTTGTTGTACTGATTCTAAATAAGGGTTAACAATATTTAAGAATCTATTTCTTGTTGCTGTTGTGTTTTGTTCAAACACTAAGTATCTTGAAGAACTTGCAATAAATTTCTTAACTGTGAGAAGTAATCTTCTAACATTAATTCTATCTAAAGCTGTTGATCTTTCTTGTAATGTTTTCTGACCCCAAATACAAACTCCTGTTTGTGGGAATGTAGCAATTGGGTTGATTTTATTATCATATAAAATATCTCTTTCAGCTTGATTTAATCTAATTTTAGCTTCTAATACATTTCCTAAAATACCTCTATTTAAACCTGCTGGAGCAAACCATTCAGCTCCTATTGCATCTGAAGCTGCTATAGCTCCTGGTACAATTACTGAAGGTGGTACTAATACTGGCTTATTCTTGGCAGTATCTAATACTTTAACCCATGGATAATAAACTGCAGCGTAGTTGGTGTCTATCCCACTTACATTGCTTACAGCTGTGTTTACTGAAGCATCTACAGTATTTAAATCCATTACAAAAAATGCATCTCCTCTTTCTTCTACCATATCAATTGCTGCATTAGTTACAGATGAGTGTATTTGTTTAATAACACCTGGTAAAACTACCATATTAATATCGTATTCATCTTGATTTGAAAGAATATCTAATGCTTTTTTATAAGCTGTATATCCATTTTTAGACGTTCCACTTAAATCAAATCCATATAAATTAGTTCCATTTGAGTAAGAACTTGCTAAGTTTGATGGGTCTTCTGCTCCTGTAAATTTAACTGTATATGGTGCAATACCATCATCACCTCCTTGGAAAGGAATTGTGAATTTAATTTGATTTGCTGTTGGTCCTGAAGCTCCTGTTGAATCTATTGAAGCACTTAATGAACCTACCCATAAGCTTGAACTTGGATGACCTGAATAATTTTCAACATTGAAATCTCCTGCTACGTTAGCTACATTACTGTCTGGTAATGGTTGTAAGAAATTTTCGTTGTCTGATGCTTTATCTAAGAATTTAAATCCTAAATGTCCTTTACTATTATAATTTGTTGTTCCTAATGTTTGAACACCTTCGTATGAAGCTGAAGGGAAAATACAAGCTGGAGTCATAGCTGCTACATTAATTGTGTTTCTAACTGCTTTGAATCCTTTAGGAGATAATTTAGGAGAAGTTGCTTTATTTTCTACATCTTGTGATACTTCTACTCTAATATAATTTGAAATGTTTGAATAATTTCCAAGTAATTCTACTTTTCCTAATGTGTCATTATATTGTGGATATCTGTCTCCTATTACTCTTGAAATATAACGTGGAGAATCTGGATCTAACGTTACATTATTATATTGTTCTAAAACAACTGGATTTTTATCTTTATCACTTGTTTTTCTTAGAGTTACAGAAAATTGAGAATATTGTTCAACACCATCAATATCTCCTGGTTCTTTTACATTTGAAATTGAAATTTTATATTCATGACATAAATGTTTACCATGATCTAAAGTGTGAAATTTAAATAAATCTTTTGTTGTTTTATTTGGATGAGTTCCTCCTACAAATTGTGAAGTAATAAATGGTGTAGAAGAATATCCATATCCTTCTGTTTGGCCAATTTCCCCACTAAATACCATATTAGCAGATTGAGTAATTAATACAACTTCTCTGTCTGCGTGTATTCCTCTGTATCCTGTTAGATCTACTCCTTCTGTACCTGTTGAAATAGACATAGAGGTTGCTGCAAAAGAACCAGGAGCTAGTGCAAATTGATTTACTCCATTTACAGCTACACCTGCTTCTACATGAGAAACAGTAACTGTTACTGAACCATCATATGATGATGAAAGGTTAGTTTGTGTATTAATGGCTGTATTTAAAGCATTTGCTAATACAGATCCTGATATTCTTCCACTTGTTGC